TGTTCATCCGTCCTGTGTTGAACGCGTCGGACATGTTCGTCCTGGCGATGGTCGTGGCGTACTTCTTCCGGTCTTCCCGTAGAACGGTTTCGATCTTCGTGATGACGTTCCTGGCCGGTAAGCCTTCCCGGACCCCTTCGTAGATGGCCGACTTCGCCGCCTTCAGGATCCGTTCTTCTTCGACCCCCGTGATGAAGAACGCCCGATCCCGTAGTTTCCGCAAGTACGCCAGGTCGGCCTTCGTCAACGCCCCCAGATCCCCGTACTTGTCCAGGAACTTCCGCAACCATTCACGGTCCAACCAGGCGTCGTCGTCCTGGAAGTTGACCGTGTCCTTCATCTTCTCGACATCCTTGACCCGCTCGACCACTTCGTCCAGGGCCGACACCTTCCCCAACATGTACATCTTCGCGTAGAACAACGACAACGCCTTCTTCAGATCCCCCTTCTTGATCCGTAGGGCGTTGGCCGCCTTCGTGTCGTCGTCTTCGATGATCTTCTTCCGTTGGATCTGGCCGACCAGGTTCTTCGACTGTTCGGCGTGGATCTCCGTGTAGTCCCGTTCGAAGTCGGCCGTGGCCATGTCCAGGACTTCGGCCATCTTCTTGAAGTCAACCGGGTAGTTCGACGGTAGGCGCTTGAACTGGTTCATCTGGCCGCGTGGTCCCTGGCCGGGTACGAATCCAGGCATGGTTCGCCCCGTCCCTCTGGGGGGAAGATTCGCCGCCGCTTCCTTCCGCGCTTCATCGATCTCCGCCTGTTCTTCTTCGCTGATCTCCGGGGCGCCGACATGTGACCGAATCCACTTTTCCTTCGCGTCGATGATCTTCGCTTCGACCAGTAACTTGATGGTTTCCGCGTCGACCTTGTCGTCGGTTGATTCGAACTTGAATTCCGGATAGGCGTCGACGTTCGGGAAGTTCAGGTCGACCATCTGGCGGATCAGGTTGTTGATCGTATCTTCCAGGCGCCCGTGGATGTCCCGGACCACCTTCATCAGAAGGTTGAACTGGTTTTCCCCCAGGTTGTACGATCCCGTGTCGGATTCGCTGAACCCCAACTTGTCGGGGACCAGTAGTTTCCGCGTGATCTGTTTGTCGATCTGTTCGATGGCCTTTTCGAACTGGTCGGTCCCCTTCGACGTCCCGCCATCCCGGAAGTCGATGTCGAACTTCCCGTGTAACTCGCCCGACTTCGGATCCCTGACCGACGGGATTATCAAATACATGTTCTCCTGGAAGTTCTTCAACATGTCGGTCATGTCCGACAGTTCGCCCGCCTTCGCCCTGGCCTTGTCGTACTTGACGATCGGGATCGGTTGACCGTAGTTCTGAAGGTACATCTGGCGGAAACGATAGATGTGATATTTCGCGTAGTACTGGGTGTAGACTTCCCGAAGATCGCTGTCCCCGTACCAGTTCCCGTCCTTCAAATACGGGTACACGAAGATGACCAACTTCCGTTGGATGTCATCGTCCCGGACTTCGGTCTGGCGCCCCACGTCGTGGCCTATCAGGACACGGTTCAGGTTCGCGTACTGGTCGTAGTCGAAGTCGAAGAAAATCGGGTGCATGAACTTGATGTTCTTGATGACCTGGCGCCCTTCGACGATCCGCCAGACCAGTTCCCCGACCCGGAACCCGTAGATCATCGCGTCCAACAGGTTGTCCAGGACATCCCAGAACCTGACGGACATCATGGCGCCCCCGGTTTCGTGGAGCGAATAGAACACTTCTTCGGCCCAGTCGCGGATCTCCTGGTCGGCGTCGTCCTTCGACGCGGCCACGAATTCGGCGTTGAACGACAGGATGATTCGCTTCTTCATCTCGATCGTCATCTTTATCCGGTCGTCCGTCATCATCTTGTCGTAGAAGCGAAGATCCTTGTTTTTGTCGATCAGTAATTTGTCCGGGTTCCGCGCTTCGGTTTCGATCCCCGCGTCCCGTTCCAGGGACTTTTCCAGGATCTCCCGTTGGTCCTTCCCCCGGATGGCGCCCAGGATGGCCTGGAAATATTCCTTCGGCGTTCGCTTCTTCGGTGGATAGTACGGCCTCATGAATTCCGTGTCCTTTTCTGGTAGGATACTTTGTCCGCGTCGGTGAATGACACGTCGTTCTTCAACGCTTCGAACCCACCGGACAGGGCGTCGATCTGGTCATCGTGTTTTCCGTTCGGGAACTGGTTCGCCTCTGTGACGAAGTCCTGGTTCCAGTCACCCCGAACGATATAGAAGTTCCCCGCTTCGATGATCGGTTCCAGTTCGGCGATCCGAACCCGCTTGTCCTTCGACACCGTGATCTTCTCGACCATCCGTGACCCGGACAGGGCCGCGTCCATCTGGTCGAACGTGTCCTTGTATCCGCCGACGGATTCGACGCCGATCCTGACCGACGCTCCGTCCATTTCGGTGTGTTGGTTGATGTGCCTATTCCTGGCGGGCGCTTTTTCCTGACACCTGGTCGCGTGGATCAGGTATACCTTCCCGGTTCGTTCGTTGATGACTTCGTTCCATCCCCAGTCGACCGCCATCATCAACCCGGCCGTGTAGTCAGGGTCGTCCTTTTCCAGTTCCTTTTCGCTCGACGCCAGATCCCACATCCGGATGGTCGGAAGGCCTTCAGGTACTTCGGACCTGTCGATGAACTGGAACTTCGCCGTGTCCAGGATCGCGCCACCCTTCTGGAAGGGCGAACATTGCAACAGGGACGCGGTCCCGTAGGATCCCAGGGTTCCCTTCTGGGTTCGGTACCAGTCTTGACTGAACCGTTCCGGGAACAGGACGCCCTGGTCGTATGATTCGTCGAACGCGGGGAACGTGATCCGGTCGAACTTCGGGAAGTCGGGGTTGTTCATCATTTCGCGTTCGATCCGACCGATCATGTCGTCGACGTGCCACGGCGTACACAGGATGATCGTGATGGACACGGGCGCCCGCCTGGTCAGGAACACGTCCTTCAACCAGGACCATTGCGCGTCCCGGATCTGTTCGGATTCGGCGTCCTTCCTGTTCTTCAGATAGTCGTCGATCAGTCCGACGTTGTATCCCTTCCCCGTGGACCCGCCACCGATCCCGACCCAATGTGTTTCCCCCGTGTACTTCTTCCCAGACCTGGACGTGATCTTCCAGTTCTGGACGTTGTGGATCTCCGGGTCCAGGACGATGTCTGGGTACACCCGGTAGTAGTTCATCGACGATAGGACGTTGTCCCTGGCGAACCGGGACAGACCGTTCGCATGTTCGGCCGCATACGACGCGACCATGACTTCGGCGTTCGGGAATTCACCCAGGAAGTGGGGCGGGAAGTACCGACTGATGATGTCGGACTTCCCGTGGCGGAAGGGGACCGTGATGACCAGGAAGGTCGACTTCCCGTCCCGGTAGTCGGCCACGGCCTGGTCCAGGCGTTTACAGATTTCGACGGTGTGGTGGCCTACCACGAACGGGTCGTACTTCGCCCATACCAGTTTCATGAAGTCCAGGTGGTGGCGCCTGGCCAGTTCGGCGTCCACATCGACGTTCAGTAGATCCCGAAGACTAACGGTGGCCGTTCCCGCCATGTCCGTTCCCCTTCGCGACCGCCAGTTGGATCGCCTTGATCTTCTTCAGTTGGACTTCGGTCAACGACCTGGGATCCACCGTCATCACGTTGACGTTGCCTTCGTGGACCACCCGGTCCCGGAACATCGACTTGATCCGGGCCAACATTTCGATCGCCTTGTCCTTCGAATACAACTTCGCCCGGTACCCGACCCGACCGTCCTTCGTCTGGTAGGTCGTCAAGTCCTGGATGATCGACAAGTCGGCGCCGTCTTCGACGGCCTTCTTGAAGTCCAGTTCCCCGGTTTCCTTGTCGACATACTCCTCAATCGTCGAGAAGGCAATCTTCGCCAGTTCGGCGATAATCCGGTCTTCCTGGATGTCGATCCTGGTCCCGATTTCTTCCAGACGCGCCGTGACGGCCGCCTGGATATGTACATTTCTCAACAGACGATTTCCCTGGGTACAGGCCGTGTGTTCCGAATACCCCGCCTTCTTCGCCGCCCTGGTGGCGTTGAAGTCCAGGCAGTATTCTTGAATGAATCGCTTCTGGCGCTTGTTCAGTCCTTCGGTGATGGGTGAATCATACTTCGGTGTTGGTGGTACTGTCGAGCGGGATTTTTCGGTCTTCTTCGCCCCGATCTTCGTCTTCCTGGATCTGGTGGGTTTACGCTTCCCCGTCAATCTGGCCCCCTGCCCCTGGTCATCGACCCTTCTGGTTCATGGGATATATGGGGACGGCCAGACCACGCGGAATGTTCCCGACCGTCCCCTATGTCCTGGGAAAACCTACCCCCTGAAACTGGACCAGATTCCCCGATATTGCAAGCGATTTTTTATTATT